CCAGTTCCTTAAGCCTTGCCATTTGTTGCGCTCTTTAGTGCGTTTTTAAGCAACTGGTTGTTGCCCTTTTGCTTACGCTTTTTCTCCCATGGGAAGGTAGCTATATCCTGCGGCTTGATGGATTGTCCTTTTTTGGCATGCGGAGACAATAGCAGCGCACCAAGCCAGCGCGTGCGCTCCCATTCGGACTGCTGTCTACGTTCCTCCAAGTCAAAGAATCCCTGCGCCGCAAGTTGGAAGTCTTGGAACGTCATGTCATAAAACGCAGTAGGGCTGAGCCGCAATTGGCCCAACCCTACCTTAATACAATCCTCAAGCGTTACCGCTTTACCCTTAGCTTTTTTTTTCCGTGGCGCCGCCCAGCATGGTCGTCATGCTTTCAGCCAATGCCGGCAAGTCGCTCAGATCAATCAACCCTAGAAAGTCATCTAGGTTGTACTTGAACGGAATGCCGGCATGCTTCGCGCCGCTCTGCGACATGAAATACACCAACGTGCCAACAGTCAACAGGTCGCTTTCTTCTTGCAGCTTTTCCAATTCGATACCTGCTTCCTTTTTGGCGTTAGCCAGGGCGCGCATATCGCACCGCAAGGTGAATTCCTTGCCCGAAAGTGTCAACTTCATTAAGCGACGGTCTCGGTGATGGCGCCGGTGATCTCGAACGTAGCGCTGTAAGTCACGTTGTCTTCGGTCGCTGCGCTGACTTCCAAGCTGGTGCAGAACGCGCTGCAGCTATAGTTGTAGTCGTCGCTGGCGTCATCAAAACCGAACACGATGGACACGCTAGAGCGGCCATCGAGAACAGCGAACAGGTCAGAACCAGCACCGCCGGCGCCGTCATCGTCTACCAATCCGCTTACGCTGATGCTGCCAGAGCGCACGCCCTCGAGCAGTTCACGGTATCCGCTGCTGTCTTTTGTTGTGATGTCGCGCGTCTCCATGCTAATGGAGATGCTGCCTTCCGTCTGATCGGGCAGAGCGGTGCCGCCGATGCTCAGGAGGAATACTGTGCCGTTAAGGATGGCCATTACTCTTTGTCTTTTGTGTTGTTCGCGATAATAGCATTAACGAGCAAATCGACGTAGGTAAATACGCGATCGTCTTTAATGCTGGGAGTTAGGTTAACCACCACTTTGGCGAACACCAAGAACGCCAGCAGCAACTCAGCCCAATTTGTAAGGAGGAAATCCATGAGACCAATTTAGATAGAATCGCCGAACCATCCGGCCGCTTCTGCTTCCTCTTGCGTCAAAATTTCCGAGTCACTCGGCATCAGGTAGGAGAATAGCACAACGTCGCTGGTTGCGATGTAGTAGGTCATGGCGCTGCGTTCCTCATGCGTCAGCTGTGGGAACAAAGACACCAGGGCAGTCACGTCGCGTTGTGGGTGTACGGCGATCGAAAGTTCAGTATCTCCAACGCACGCCCATTCGCCTGTGCTTGGATGCTCAATACACGCGAGCAGCATCGTAGAAACGCGCCCAGGTTCGTGAAGGTGCTTCGGAAACTTCAGGTTGTACAACTCGCGGCTAATGCCTTTGGCGCGTTGCTCGCTGGTGAGGTTCAAGCGCGCGGTTACGGGAAGGTATACGGTAGCCATTTTTTAAGTGTAAATCGAGAAGTGGCTGTTGATGTCTGACTCGATGCCGCTGCGGTCGGTGCTGTTCTTTGCGTCACCGAAGAAAATTATTTCTTGTATCGTGCCATTCAAAGCACGGCTTAGGGCTGCATTGCTTGCGCCGATTACTATCGCATTTACCGAACCGTTGGCGGACGTTGTGCCGCTTACCTCTGAGCCATCTATAAAACTTTGCAGGTTGCTAGTACTTACATCTGACGTGCTAGAAACGAGAAATTGATTATTCAAAGAATTACTTCCACTTACAGCATCAACCGCGCCACTGTTCAACCAAAGGCGCGTGGCTAATTCTGTGCTGGTTTTTTGCTGCACTGCATAAATGGCCCAATCACTGGAATCAATTCCGAAATTGATGAAGACGTCATCGGCCGCGTGCGCATTACCAACCAAAAAACTGCTGAAATCGTCCTTGTCCCATATAGCCGCCGGCGGTGTTAATGCATGGGAGGAATTGAAATCTAAAGCCGGTTTTCCGTTGTCAGTAACCACCGCCGCCGCAATGCGGTCGTAAATCATTGGCTGCGCGCTTGTGGTTGACTGCACCGCGTTGTTGCCATTGCCAGACTGGTCATATAGAATCGAGCAGTATCCATAAGCGTCGCCTACAAAGGTTGCGATGGCGGATGTATCGAGGTCACCATTAGCGTCAAACCCAATGTCTTGCACCGCTTCGTCGCTGCTGCGCCTGACGCGCATGCAGTTACCGGTATAGTCCTTTGACAGCTTGCGCACGCTGTACGCCGCCGCCGCGCCGGTGTAGGTGTCTAACAATAAGTCTTCAGACACCGCCGTAGTCGTGCGCACCATCTTCAGCGATAGTGGCAAGGTGCCGCGCGTCTCAGCTGTCGCGTCGGTTTCGTTCAGGCCAGCGAGTAGCGCAGCTTTTGCGGTTGCAAAGCTGGCGTTGTCGGCGGGCTGCGTTGTGTACTGCGTCCAATCGCCGGCCGTGTCCGGATCGGCGCGATACTTGGTGGAGTAGAACAGCGTCCGGTTGATGGTGTCTGTCACGCCGGTGTCGCTAACCTCGCTTTCCGCATATCCGTCACCGTCAGGGCGCGCGGTGTAATAGATTTCCAGCGTGGCCGTTGCGCCGCTGCGCTCCGTCTCTGCCTCGGTATCGTAGCGGCCGTGATAACTGATGCCACCGCCGCCAGTGGTGATTGTCGCCGTGCGATCTGTGATGCTTACGCTCCCATTGCTGAACACAAGCTTATTGACTGCGCCGCTCGGATCGCCGTCTACTTCTTCAACGGTGAACGTATTACCTGGAAACTGTGAAACGACTTGAGCGGTGCCAGTGCGCTGCACGCGCACATCATAGGTCTGTTCCAAAACATACACGCGCTGGTCGGGATCAAACTGTATGTCAGAAGTATCAAAGTCGATGCTTTGCACCTCGACGCCGCTGATGGTTCCGGACTGACGATCAAGCGCAGAACGCACCGCAATACCCAGGTCCATGCCCGTTTCATAGTCGCCGCTGACGCAATACAATTCCACGCGCGCGGTGTCCAGCTTCGATGTGGCGTTCTTCGTTGCGCTCGGTGTCGTGTCCGTTACCGTGTATACGATAAACGGCGTGTCGGCATCTTGCTGCGCCAACTCCGGGTAAATGCGGTCCGCGCAAATAGCGCCCACGTCAGCGCTGTCCTTCAACAGCTTGTATATGGCTTTGCCTGTTTCCATTACAGCTTATAGTTATCGAATACCTTACGGTACTTCATAATCATGAGGCGTTCCATAGCTGGCCGCAACCGAGCCAAGGCCGGCGCAATCTTATTGTAAGTTGGACTATTGACCGTTTTTTTGCGGCCACCAATTCCACCGTCCTCGGTCCATTGCGCAAAGTACCCGTCCATGCGCAAAGCGCCGCCTTTACGTGGACCCACAAATACATTGATGCGGCTGCCGCGACTATTACGCACACCGATGGAACGCCGCAACGTACCAGAAGGGATTGTTTTAATAACCTTGCCTTGTCCCTTTGGCGCACGTTTTCCGCCTGGCGTGCCTTTATAGACCTTAAAGTCTTTTCCGCTTCGTGGAATTTGTGGTTTTATTTTTTTTGACGCCATCCTACCTACCTCGCGATTGCTCCGGCGCAGCTCTCGTGCCATTTCTTTTGGAAACTTGCCGATGCGACCAATCTGCTTAGTAAGTTCCTCCAAGCCTTTTACCTTCATTTTATCTGCCATCGCTTCCCTTCTCTTTGCAGAAAATGCGCAGCCCGTCACGGCGGCCTATTTCCTCGAATCCTAAAATCTCGTATTCGCGCGTCTCGAATATGATTGTGTCGTCCTGGGCAATCGTCACACCGCCGCCAGCATCGGTCGGGTTTGGGTGCCTGATGACAAACGTCACGCTGCGCTGCGGGTAGATCTGATAAGCTTTCTTGCTTTCGCTTGCGCTGCCGGCATAGATGACCTGCGCCCACACGCTGGTGTCGGTCGTAGTGTGTACCGGCTGCCCATAGTCGTCCTGTGCGCTACTGGTGATGCGGCGCAAATCAATCTTCCTATCTAGCTGGCTGAACCTCATCGGAATGAAATAATGCGATACGGATTCAACAGCGCTTCTAGTCCCAGCTTCAGCGTTGTCGAGGTCACAGTTATTTCCGGCTGCCTCAATTCGTACATGTGCGACACCAACAACTTGACAGCATGCACCAGAGCGGGCGGCACATCGGCTTCCGCATAGCCAATGTTGCACGTTAGCTTCATCTTGCTGTGCGCATACGTGAACGCCGTCGGCGTGCTGATCATAGTCACGCGCGCCGGTGTGCGATTGAAGTCTATGTAATAGTGCGTCCCTTCCGTCAGCGCGGTGTAGGTGCTGGCTCCGGTGGCATACTCCAGCGTATGCGTCAGATTGGTCATGGGACCAACAGGGATTTCAAATGCGCTGTATATGGCGTCGTAATAGATGACGGCAGCGCGATCGCCTAGGCGCGCGTTGGTCATGTTCTCGACGTAGTTCACGGCCACATCGCGCAGCGACTCAATCAAAGTGTCTTCGTCAGAATGCGTAACGCGCAAATGCGCTTTAAGGTCAGCGGTGCTGACAATATCGGCTGTGCTTAGGCCGGATGTGGTTTCGTCTATGCTGTACCTCATAGTGGCAATTTCGACAAAAAAAAGGGAGGGCCGAAGCCCTCCCCATTTATGTGGTCGCCCTCTATGCAACGGCTTCCCTGCCCCCGCAATCGTGGCGCCGTTAGATTATGCGCCCTCGATAGTTGCGCCGGTGTCGTTGGTGAGCAGGAAGCCCATGTGATCCGGAGTCCGCAACTTGACGTCAAAGAACTGATCAGCGACAATCTTAACCGTTCCGGCAGAAACTCCGCTGTATGGGTCAATCGTCAGCGAAAGTCCGCCCCAGGTGGCCCAGAAAACATTGCTCCAGTCACCGTAAAGGATACCGCCACACAAAGCAACATCGCCGAATGCAACATCGGTACCGCCGTTCAAGAACTGGTCGGCCTTTGCTGCGTCGATGTCGAGGCGTGGGAACGTGCCAGCGGTGACAACGTTGTATCCGTAGATCTGACCGTTGGCCATAACGGGAGCGCCACCAGCGCCGGTCGTGTTGGTGTTGAACAACACAGCTGCCGTGCTTGGGTGCATCACGAAAGTTCCGTTGGCTACACCGTTGCCGGTAATGTCGCCCCACAGGCTTGCGATGTCCGCAGCGCTGGCAACGGGCAAGTCGTTGGTTCCGGTCTCCGTAGCCAGTACAATCGTGGCCTCACTCTGCGCGCGGCTATCGCCAGCCGTAGCAGACAGCGCCAACGTGCCACCGCTCAGGGTGCCGCCAGCGTCAATCATGTTTTGGAAAGCCACACGGTCGATTTGGTTGCCAATAGCGCGACCGAAGTCATTGGCGATGACCTGTTGCATGTTACCGGTTGCCTGGTTCAATGCCTCTTTGGTCACGGTGATTTCTGCGGCGTAGCGCTGCGGCGTAAGCGTAACAGCTTGCATGGCAGAAGTAAAGGCCGTTGCGTCGGCACCTTCAGCCGGTGTGCTGGCTGAATCGTTCGGCAACGTTGGCAGCTTAATGTCTCCAACAAATCCGGTAAGCTGGGTAGCACCGACCTGTTGAATGACTGACTGCGGGCGCAGCGCCTCACGTACAGCAGCGGCCACGGTTCCGGTGGTGGTCACGGCGTCATCTACGTCACTAAGTCCGCTGTCGTTTCCGTAAACGTTACGCATCTGCAAGTAGCTGGATGGCAACGCAACGTTGCCGCGCAGGGCGAGACCCATGCTGGCAGCTTCGCGCTGTGCCTCTTGCATCATTTCCGCTTCGGCACCGTCCAGGGCGCGACCGTGTGCAGCCTGATTGAGGGCGCGCAACAGGTTAAACTCGCCGCCAACGTTAGCCAATTCCTTCTCGTGAGAAACGGAAGCGGCACCGGTTTGGGCCATGCGCTTAATGCGCGCTTCGTTTTTGGCAAGGGCGTCGCGCTGCTCTTCAGCGTTCTCCAATTTGCTGTGAATGTCTTGCGTCTCTGACAACTCATCGGCGGTCAGCGCACGCTCTTCCGTCTGGGCAATCGCATTGATTGACTCCAGCTTTTGCTCCAGCTTGTGAATGTGCTGCTGGGCGTCTGTGCTTGTCTTAAAATTCATGTGACACGATTTGCGTACCAATTTAACAGGTTTAATTGGTGCAGGTGGTTCCTTTTGTTCTTCAACTTCTTCTGTTTTCTTTCTCGCTGATACTTCCGTATTCTCATACGCTGGGTATGTAACGGGTGCGACATCTAAAAGGCGCGCAACCTTAGTAACGGTGCGCAGTTCGCGTGAACTATCCCATTCCTGTTCTGCAATGGTAAATGCGAAGCTGCTTTGTGTTATGTCGCCGCGCTTGATCATGGTGTGCAGATCGCGTGCGGCTTGAGTGTCTACCAACTCCGCGCGATACTTCAGCCCTTTGTCATCGACCGACAGTTGCAGGGTGCCATTGGTTGTCCTGGCAAGCGGTGGCGGTTCATGG